GGGAGCGTGAGCAGTCGAGATATCCCGGCCTAAGTCGGGCATCACGATTGCCAGCAGGTGTGTGTTTTGCACCCTGTCGGCGACCGATGCCCGCACGTTCGGACAGTCGCTGACTCTTTTCAAAGGAGAGCGACATGCTCGAAGAGTTGCTGAACAAGACCCGCGAGAAGCGGGCTGCGTCTCTGGCCGAGGCCGAGACCATCGTTACCAAGGCCGGGGCTGAGGCCCGTGCGGTCACCGAGGAAGAGAACAAGTCGTACCTCGCGGCGATGGCGGCTGCCGATGCTGCCCACGTCGAAGAGCAACGGCTGGTCAAGCTGATCGCCGATAAGGCCAGCCTCCAGACTCCCGAGGGACGCAAGACGACCCCGGCTGCCCCGGCTGTGCTGGTGCCGGTCGAGAAGACTGTCGCGGCTCCCCGGCTGCTGCGGTCTGCCCGCGTGCGGAACTTCCGCGCTGAGGGTGGTGTGTCGGCTGAGGAGCGGGCGCATGCTACCGGCCAATGGTTGCTGGCGACCATCGGCGGGAATGCCCGTGCGGCTCAGTGGTGCCACGATCACGGGATCGAGGTTCGCGGTACCTCCCCGCTGACCACGACCACCAACAGCCTCGGCGGCTACCTGGTGCCCGAGGTGCTGGAGTCAACCATCATCGATCTTCGCGAAGAGCGCGGCGTGGCGCGTCGCTCGGTGCGGGTGATGCCGATGGCGAGCGACTCGGTGGTTATCCCCCGGCGTGCTTCGGGCGTGACGGCTTACTTCGTCAACGAGAATGCCGAGATCACCGCGAGCGACAAGGGCTGGGACGCTGTGTCTTTGTCGGCCCGCAAGCTGGCGGTCCTCTGCAAGATGTCGAGCGAGGTGGCCGAGGACGCCATTATCTCGATTGCCGATGACCTCGCCAGCGAGATTGCCTACGCGTTCGCCGACAAGGAGGACGAGTGCTTGTTCAACGGGGACGGCACGAGCACCTACGGCGGCGTGGTCGGGCTCAAGGCGGCTGTCGCTGCTGGCGGCAAGGTCACTGCGGCGACCGGCAACACGGCGTTCAGCACCCTCGACCTCGAAGACTTCGAGGCGATGGTCGGCAAGCTGCCTCAGTACGCGGTGGCCAATGCCGCGTGGTACGTCTCCCGCGTGGGCTGGGCCAACTCGATGCTCCGGCTGGCCGAAGCCGCTGGCGGTAACACCGTTGCCCAGGTGGCGGGCGGTGCTCCGTTCCAGTTCTTGGGCTTCCCTGTCGTCATCGCCCAGGTGATGAACTCGACCACCACGGCGCAGACCTCGACGGATGGGCTGGCGTACCTCGGCGACCTGCGGCTTGCGGCCACGATGGGCACCCGTCGCGGCATCGAGATTGCGGTCGATCCCTCGCGGTACTTCGAGTTCGACCAACTCGCGATTCGCGGGACCCAGCGTTTCGACCTGAATGTGCATGAGAAGGGGACCGCCTCGGTGGCTGGTCCCGTCATCATGCTGTCTACCCCCGGATCGTAAGGAGACTGAAAGCATGATTCACGCACAGAACTTCAAGTTCGGCACCATCACTCCCCCGGGGCTGATCGTCGATAACGCGAGTTACACGACCGCCAGCGTTGACACCCAGGGGTACGACTACATCACCATTCTGGCCACGCTCGGTGCCACTGATATCGCGATGACCGCGTTGAAGGTGGGCGAGTCCGACACCGACGGCAGCTTTGCCGACGTGACCGGCTTGGTCTATGGCACGTCGAACGGCATCAATGGCAGTGCGTCGGCTCTGCCATCGGCGACCGACGACAACAAGACCTTCGCTTTCGAGATCGACTTGCGGGGACGCAAGCGATACCTCGACGTGACGGCGACCGCTGGCGATGGAACGGCGGGGACGTACTTGACCATCAATTACATCCTCTGGCGTGCCAAGGACTACCCGGTCACTGCTGCCGAGCGTGGCTTCGCCAACATCCTGCGAGTGCCCGCCTAATGAAGGTGGAACTGCTCAAGGGATGGCTCGGGCACAAGCCGGGTAAGGTGATGCACATGGCCGATGGTGTGGCCAATGTGCTGATCCGCCGGAAGATGGCCCGACTCGTCGAAGATGTCATCGAAACCGCAGACGCTCGCCCCGTGATGGAGCGGCGTCGTAGCCGAGGGAAGTAGTGATGCCCTGGAATCGAGCTCAACCACTGGTGTCAATGGATGCTGTCAGGCACGCGTGGCGTGTGTCTGTTGGCCCAGTGGTCGAGCCGGTTTCGGTGGAAGACCTCAAGCTTCATGCCCGGATCGACTCTGGGTTCGAGGACTCCAAGTTACAGTCGTATCTGACTGCGGCGCGGATCATGTTAGAGAAGGACACGCGGCGGGCCTTCTGCACGCAGACCGTCGTCGTGTCGATGGACTTTCTACCGACCTATATCGTGCTGCCCGTTGCCCCCGTGCAGTCAATCACGTCGATCACCTATTACGACTCACTCAACGTACAACAGACTCTCGCATCGACTGAATACGAGAGCGATCTTTACGCGGAGCCCGCACTTATTCGGCCCGCGTTTGGCAAGACTTGGCCGACGACCTACGAGCGATTCAACGCTGTCGAGTTGACCGCAGTCGTGGGCTACGGTGCTGCGTCGGCTGTGCCCGAGGACGCGAAGCAGGCTATCAGGATGTTGGCCGCGCATTGGTACGAGAACGCCGAGACCGTAATCGTCGGGACCATCAGCAAGGAGATTGACCTTAGCTACGCTGCTCTTGCGGGTCGCCTGAAGTGGGGAGACTACGCATGAGGGCGGGGAAGCTGAGCAACCGCGTCGAGGTGCAGCGACTCATCGGGACCGTCAACGCGGCGGGACAACTCGACGAGACAACGGCGGCGAACTGGCAGACGTTCTGTTCGCGCTGGTGCGAACTCATCACCCGAGGATCTCGCGAGTTCTTTCGCGGCGTCGAGGTTGCGGCGGACATCACGCATCAGGTGACAATGAGGGCGGACCCCGAGAGCAAGGCATTCACCCCGAAGCAGCGGCTACGTCTCGGCTCGCGTGTGCTGTCGATTGCGTCTCCCCCGCTGGATGTGGACGAGGGCGGCGAGATGGTTCGCTTCCAGGCTATCGAGGTGCCGACCGATGGCTAACTGGTGGGGCGATGGGGAGAAGCCGACGAAGGCCCAGATTGCAGCACGGGGCAAGGCTAAGCGGATCGCTGGCGCGAAGTTCAAGCAGACGGTCGGCTTGGCTGTCGCTCGTGAACTGGGTGGGACGAAGGCACTGCGTAAGGCGATCAAGCAAATCGAAGCCAAGGTGCGGCAGAAGGTCATCGAGCAATCGTTGCGTAAGGCTCTGCGGGTTTCGCGTCGAGCGATTCGCGGGGCTGTACCGGTCTCCCAGAAGTACGCCAAGCATCTCGTCGGGTTGTTCGTCGGGACCCCCAAGGGCGGCAAGGTCTGGCAGGCCAAGGCCGGGCTGGGTGTTGGCAAGGCCACCGAGAAGAAGCGCAAGGCGCAGCGCACTGGCAGGAACACATACACCACCCGCAAGGGCGAGACGAAGAATCGCGGCGTCGGCATTGCAGCGGCCAACATCCATTGGGCTGTGCTGGGGACGCGCGACCGTAACAGCAAGAAGCCTGACCGCTACACCGGCTCGATGCCGAAGCTGATCCCCGACGCGGTTATCAACGGGTGGAAGGGATCGCAGGCCGAGTTCATAAACGTCTTCCGAACCGCCATGCAGGAAGGTATCGACAAGGCAGTGGCACAAGCGGGAGCGAAGAGTGGCGATTGAAACCGGTCTTCGCACGCTGCTCCTGGCACAGTCGTCTATCACGACGCTCGCACCGGCACAGACTGTCGGCGGTGTGTCGTTCCCCGCCGTCTTCCTCGACAACGCAGCCGAGGGAATCAAGCCTCCATTCGTCATCATCACGCAGACCGGGCACGATCCCTACAAGAGACTCGACGGCACAGGCGGCACGCTGCGTCTGTCAGAGATCGACATCGACAGTTACGCGACCAGTCGGCCCGGGGCAATCGCACTCAGTAACGCGGTCGAGGTGTTCTTGCGTGACTACGTTGGGGCAGCCGGGGCGAGTGACACCATAAACGCAGTGCTCCACGACAGCACGCTCGATGACATCGTGACTCTCGGGGATGGCCGCGACCAGCGGCATTACGTTCGTTCGTTGTCGTTTCGCATTCAGCACACATGAAAGGAGGTGGCCCTTGGCTATCGTCAAGTGCAAGGGAACCAAGTTGCAACACACCGTCGCTGCTTCGCTCGTGGACATCGCCCAGGTGCGCAGCATCGAGCACAGCGGCAGTGGCTCGGAGACCTTCGAGTCTACGACACTCGACGGCTCGACCTACAAGACGTTCGCTCCCACGGGCTACAGCAACCCCGGCGAGGTTTCGGCTGAGTTGTTCTATGACCCCGCGTTGGTTGGTCATCAGGCAATCACTGACCTGATCGCGACTCCTGCTACGAATGCGATGAAGCTGATCTACGCCGACACTGCGGCGACGAACCAGTCTTTCACTTCGGCGGGCGTGCAGTTCGGGGCGACCGTCGATATGGGCGACGGGCTCAAGGGCAGCGTCACTTACACTGTCACTGGCGACCCGGGTTGGCCTACCTAATGAAAGCACGACTCCTGCGTGATGACATTGAAGTCTCACCGTCTGCGGTCCTGTCCGATGACGAGCAGGCCCAGACGGTGGAGCGGGTGATTCTGCGCAATGGGCAGAAGCGACCCGTGACATTCTGGAAACTGGGGGCGATCCTTGACCGGCCTGATTCGTTCATGCTGGTACGCATGGGGATCGCCGAGGCGGTGGATGATGAATGCAAGCAGCGGGCGTCGATGTCTGCTGCTGAGTTTGCCAAGGCCCAGCACGCCTACGCTCGATTGAATGCGGGCATCCATCCCGACGACTTCCCGCTGTTCGATGCGGGAATCATCCTCGGCTACTTGCCAGACGGAACTTACAAGCCCGGTCCTAACTGGGACCAGATGCCTCAAGACGGTGATGACGATGAGTAGGAAGGCGTTGTTGAAGCGAGTGCCGAAGCGGGTCGAGATCAACGGCGAAGCGGTCTATGTGCGGTCGCTGACAATCCGAGAGGCCCTCGCGTTCGATGAGGCGGCGAAGGCCAACGAGCAATCGAGTCTTCGTTACCTGGTCTCGACCTGCGTTGTCGATGAGTCTGGCGCGCAGGTCTTCGCTCCTGATGAGGACGCCATCGGTGACATCCCCGTGGATGTGGTCAAGGAGATCGCCGACGCGGTGCTCAAGGTGTCGGCCCCCGGCTCAGTGGAGAAGGCCGCAAAAAACTAGCTGCCGACGATCTGGTGTTGTGGGTCATGCGACTCGCGGCGGCGGATCGTCGGTTGGCCAGGTGGGAAGAGTTGCTTGACGAGTTGACTCCCCGGCAGGTCACCGTCTTGCAGGCGTTTCACCAACTCGAAGGATTCGGGGAGTCCCGCGATGATCGGCGGGCGGCTGTGTCGGCATCGGTGATTGCGTCGAGCATGGGGGCGAAGGTGGACACAGGCAAACTGTTGGCGGCGATGAGTCCCGCGAATGCACCCAGGGCGAAGGCGATGACTCCCGATGAGGTGGCCCGTGGAATGTCTCGATTGAGGACCGAATAAATGGCCGTCATCGGCAACCTGGTGGCGAACATCTCCGCGAACGCGACTGGCTTTTTCACCGCGATGAGTGCGGTCGGATCTGTCGTCGAGTCCACCGGCAAGGCTGTCGGCTCGGCTGCATCAGGCATCGGGAACGCGATGGGCTCGATGGCAAGCAACGCGGGCAGTGCCTCGGCATCAATCATTCGGTCGATGGGCTCACTGACTGCGGGAGTTGCTCGGGCAACGGGCACCCTCGGGAGTGCGTTCGCCAAGTCGTACAACGACACCCGCGTGGCGTCGGCGAAGATCAAGGCGGTACAGGAGAAGACCGCGGCGCAAATCAACAAGATGCAGGCGAAGAACGTCAAGGCTGGCGTCTTCGGGGGGATGGTCCAATTCCACGTCCTGGCGGCAGGCGTGCGAACTGTAACCAATGCCGTGAGCGGGTCACTGTCTGCGTTCCGGGAGTCAGAGAAGTCGGGGAAGAAACTCGACGCAGTGCTTGCGGCGACTGGTGGCGCGGCAGGTGTAAGCGGCGAAGAGATTCGCAAGATGGCGGGTGCCTTGCAACTGGTCACGAACTTCGAGGACGACGCGACCATCAACGCGGCTGCACTCCTCGCGACGTTCACCCAGATCAAGGGCGACACGTTCCAGTCGGCGATTGTCGCTGCTCAAGACCTGTCGGCGGTGATGGGGCAGGATTTGAACTCGTCCATCGTGCAGGTCGGCAAGGCTCTCAATGATCCTGTGCGAGGTGTGACCGCACTTCGGAAGGTCGGCGTTGCGTTCAGCGAGGAGCAGCAACAGCAGATCAAGCAGTTGCAGAAAAGCGGTGATCTGGCCGGGGCTCAGGCGATCATCCTTGAGGAGTTGCAGAACGAATTCGGCGGGGCGGCTCGTGCAGTCGCCGACCCGTTCACGATCTTGGGCAACGTCATCGGCGACATCATGGAGATGCTCGGCGGAGCGTTGCTGCCGACGTTGCAGACGATTGCGGTCGAGGTGCTCGGCGTCTTCCAACGCAACACGGAAAGCATTCAGGCTGCATTCACGCTGCTCGGCGACATCATCAAGAGCGTGGTGTTTAACTACATCCGCCTCATGAAAATCGAGTTCAACCTAGCGACCGTCGCGGTGCAGAACCTAGGCGACATTGCCCAGCTTGTGTTCCTCCGTGTGCAGTTGGCGGCGATGACATTGGGGCGAGCGGTCGCGCACTTCTTCATGGAGGAACTGCCTGCGTACTTCGACTGGTTCTTGAACAACTGGCGGGACATCTGGACCACGGCTGTGAACTTCGTGGGCACTGCCTTTACCAACATGGGCAGCAACATCGCCGATTCGATGACCGAGATCTGGGACTACATCGCCAGCGGGGGGACGGACTCGCTGGAGATGGCGTGGACCCCGCTACTGGAAGGCTTCGAGAACACTATCGGCGAACTCCCCAAGGTGGCGGCAAGCATCCCCTCGGCGGTCGAGGCAGAGCTTGAGACGCAGGCGGCAGACCTGCAGGAGAAGCTCGCGGCGAAGTTCTCGGAGGCCATCGCCCCGGCGGTCGAGGAGGCGGTTGCCCCGACGATCATCAATGCCAAGGAGGCGGCGAAGAAGGTCGTGGACGACACCGAGGATGTGGTCGCCACGACGCGAGAGACGGGAGGCGTGGCAGCATTGCAGGCCGGATCGGGCGAGGCGTTGTCAGCAATCCTTGGGGCAATGCGTCGGGAGAGCGACCAGAAAGAGATGCTGCGGCTACAACAGGAGCAGGTCGAGTTGCAACGTGAGCAGTTGCAGGCGACCCGCGATGCCAACGACAACGACGAGACTGTGAGCATCCAATAATGGCTGTGATCAAGATGGGGCTCCGGCCCGGGCAGGAACTGGAGTACCAGCGACCTCGGGACTCCACGTCTTCGCTGACCTGGCTTGCGGTGACCAACAACAACCTGGACA